ATAAATCTTTTCTGGAATGACTTCTACCAATTCAACATCAAACAACTTATCTGGATATGGGACAACTTCTAGCCATAAGTTGAACAAAGGGAGATAGAAGTCACATGTGTGGTTAGTTGAAGTTGAATATGGTTTTTCATACTCATACTCATACTTCTGATATAGAAATTTGTTTACGAACATTTTTTCTATATCAGAACGGTATACTTTCCCGTCTAACCCAACACTTTTAATACCGTGATGCATTATGCCAACAAATCCTCTTCCCACTCTCTATGACCTTCGCGGAAAGCCATATTGGCTTGTGTTTCTCTGACTTCTACTCGATAGCACCAAAGGCGCTCTGCTTCGCCAGGACCCCACATGTCAGGAATGTAAACACCATTTACATAGGTGTACAACATATCTGCCAGTCCTTCGCATCCTAATCTTGGTAGGATTGTAAGTTTGGCCATGCGCTTTTCCTGCAACAATTTAAATGTAGCCAATTCAGGATCGTCTTCGGCTACTAGTAATGTATGATCAAATTGATCTTCTAATACCTTTTTTAGTTCTTTTAAGCCACCGTAATCAGCGGCCCAGTTACGAACGTCTAAGTCATTGGTACCAAAGTAAAACTTCATACTAAAACTGTAACCATGAATGGTGTTGCAGTGGCTGTCGGCTCGCCACTGTCTGTAAGCACATGGAAATGCGTCTACATACTCTTTGGTACTGGTAAACTTGTATTGCACAGGCCCGCGGTATGGAAGGTTAGCTTCCAAGTGGTTGATTAGTTCTTGTGTTGATGATTTCATGCTGTATCTCCTATGTTAATTGTAGCATAGGCGGCGGAGTTTGTATACCGGGACGATGCCGAAAGGCCGGTTGGTTTCATTGAGTATTACCTAATTCTTGCAACAGGTTTGTACTGACCTGTTTTATAATTAGCTTGACCTGGAATAACTCCACGCACACCACCTATTGGATCGTCGACATCACCGACTCGCCTTGGAATAAGATGTATGTGTGGATACATTACGGTTTGTCCAGCTGCCGTGCCCATGTTAAGTCCGATATTAAATGCATCGCATTCTCCATCAGCAACCATACGCTCTCCTTCAGTTACTGCATCACCAAACGCTTCGTTGATTACACCTGATGTATTATACATAGGAACAAACAACAAATGTCCAGGAGTAACTGGATAGCGATCTCTAAATACAGTAACATGAAAATCTTCAGATACTATATCATCCCACGGTGCTACACCAGCAAGTCGTGCTTCTTCTAGTGTTTCATAATATTTCATTCTGTTTTCTCCCACGGTTTATCGTTACCAGCCCAATCTTGTATATCGCAACTCCAACACATTAGTCGATTGTAAGCTGGGTATAACCATGCCCAATCGCAGTAGTGCATTGGAAAACTAATCCAATGTCCTAAGTAGTATAATGCTTCACTTACTATTCTTGCAAATATTTTTTTGATCATCTTAGCAAGCGTACTCTTGTTGTAGTTTGACATTGTCAAAGAATTCCTTCTTTGTACCTGCATCGTCCTTGAATGCACCCTTTAGCACGGTGGTTTGTGTTAGACTGCTCTTGGCCATGATACCACGGTTTTCGCAACATCCATGTGTCATTTGCATGTACACCCCAATGTCTCGAGCACCTGTAGCCGCACCTATTTCTTTAGCAATGTCATTACAAAGTTCCTCCTGGAGAGTACCACGTCGGGCACACCACTGGGCGATTCTGCTGTACTTGCTGAGTCCAATGAGTTTCTGCGCGGCAATAATACCAATATAAGCAGTGCCACTAACGGGTTGGTGATGATGGCTACACATACTGCGAAGCTCACTACGGACAACCAACATACCTTCGTAGCGGTCCGCCGAATCATTTGGAAACGCTGTTGCGTCTGGGGCAGGTTCATATCTTCCACTCATTACCTCCGTAATGTACATTTTTACCAATCGCCGAGCAGTACCCTTACTGCTGGGATCTGTTTCGGTATCAATCAGCAAAGTTTTTAATACTTGCTCAAATGCCACAGTGGCTTCTTCAATTAGTTTTTCGCGATAGATATCAGACAAGTATTCGCTAATATTATCGTTAGCCCAGAATCTTTTGCCATCTCGCTTCATTCTAAAACGAATAGTATCTGCCAACGATGCTTCTTGGTAACCGCCGTCTCCGGCCATTGCATCTACTGCTGTTTCTTTTTTCTTTTTTTCCAATTTAATTCTCCGAGTTATAGCCGTGGATGGCATTTGTTAATTGTAGTGTATTTAGATTGTGTTGTCAACTAGTTTAGATTTAATTCGTCCAATAATTGGTCAACTGGACTTGACCAATCACTGGTAAACGATGTTATATATTCAATCTTCTCTAGGTCTTCTTGTGTTTCAAGCACCAGTTCTTCGTTGCAGAAATGTATACGGCAACCCTTGGCCAAGGCAGTATTAAGCAATCTTAGTCTGCGCTCTTTGTCTGCGGGCATGGTAAAAATACTAAACAACAACAAGTGATCAATCTTGGTATTGGTAATGAGATGATCCAAGTGAGCGTAGTTCAAGCCTTCGTTGTCGCCGTGCTGATATGGGAATGGTATGCCTCTGCGTTGGCAGTAGCCTTTGACAACACTGGTTTGAAAGTACAAATCCAGATGTTTGGTTTTAAACCCTTCAAACTCACTGTAAGTAACTGTGATTTCTTCTGGTAAAATTGGCACAGTTTTTGTATACGAACGATCAAACAACTTACGGAAATAAGCACCTGGCCATTTGCGATGAGGTTGTCCGTCACGAACTAGTATTCTGATGTCAATGCTGACTCGAGTTTTGTCTGTGCGATTGGGAATATTTCCGTGTATGTGCTCTTGGAAGAACAAGTGTGCTTGACCAGGTTGTAGTGTAACAGGCCAAGACAAGTCAGCACAGGTCTGTTCCATCTTTTCATAAGGCCAATTGCCTTCTTGTACAATTTGTCTTGTTAACTTGCGGCTTACATCCAAGTCCATGATCTGCATACTATTTGATTCAAAACAAGCAGTGAACGGCATCCATACAGTCCTAAGTCCAAGTCCGTTGCCTACCCAACGCCCTTGGTGGAATGCAAGTACCGCACCAATTTTATCTTGATCGGGAATAAGTGCTCTAAGATTACCAAACTTTTGTATCAGTACATCGGTGCCGATAGCAGGAACAATTTGCTCTGCAACAATAGCATCAAAGTGATCATAAAAGTCAGTTTTTAATAAATCGTTGCTGACTCTATTCATTGTATCAGCTACTTTGTTGGCTGGTATAACTTCGTGTAATGTATCCAACGATACCACATCAGGATAGTATGCCTGCACAGCCTTGAGCACAATTTCAGGCAAGGGATGTTGTGCAGTATCATAGTTCAAAGTTTGATTATCAAACGGACGTCTGGTTTGGTCTAGTTCAATCATTGGTTATCTCCGTGAGTTTGTTTTTAATAAGTCCGCGCCGTCTGATGGCATACAGATCAAATTTAATATTTTTTCCATCTTTGAGAGTGGCTTCGTCTGTGACAATAGCTCCTCGAATTTTCATCTTACTCAATTCGTTGATGTCTATCTTGCAGTCAATGTCGTAGGTAAATTTTCCTGGCTTGAAAGAATACAAATCATAGTCAAAGTCTAGCCTAATAGGATAAGTTTGATCTAGATCAAACACAAAGTTTTCTTGTGCTGTTTTCAGATTGTCGGGACAAGGACCAGCCAACGATTCCAATACTTCAAGACCTAGATTATATACTTCTGCCCTGTTGAGATAAAATGTATCATAGCTCATGCCATGCAGTCCGTGTCCAAGTCCGCCTTTTTTAACTTTTTCAAAGTTTATCAAATCGCCGTGTAGCAAATAGTATTCAGCCACATCTTTCAGCAATAGATAATTTTCCTGTAGTACTGGTACTGTTTTAATTCTTTCCCACAAATCTGTGTAGAATTTTTCGTAAGATACATTGTGTATGTTTCTAGCATACTTTGCATACAGCTGAGTATAGCCCGAGACATGAAAATGTATGATCATCCATGCATACATATAGGCCTCAACCATGTCAGCAGTGCTCATGGTATTGGTCTGATTGATGATCTCAATTTCTTCTACAATGTCACGCCAGTCATTTTTATCCAGCATAGGATAGTAATCTTTGGCTGTCACGGTCTTGATACCGTACTTGCGTTTGCTTTCTGGTTGTCCGAGATCGCTGTTGACCAACACCTGTGCAAACCATACTTCGATACTGTTGTGCTGTCCTAGTTCCAAGATATCAGTAAAACCTTTTTTCCAAGTTTCCAAGGTTTCCAACGGAAGACCAAGAATAAATTCTGTGTAGGTTGCAACATTTGTTTGCTCACTAATGGACATCAACTCTCGAGTGTTGTTGACCCCAAGATTTTTTCTCTTGATTGCATCCAATGTTTCATCGTTCATGCTTTGTACACTTACTGTGATACCACGACCCAGTTGTGCATGCTCCATCATCTTGGCAATTTCATACACAATAAGAGTACTATTCTTTGCGTATTGAATATTGATTCCATCAATTAAACTGCCAGGAACATTTGATGACGCTTCAATCATTCTAGCAATTTCTAAATCTCGCTCTTTGAAAATACCAAAATTAGCATCTGCCACAAATATATAACCCACTCGATTTTTTGCCGCCCAAGCCAGCTCGGCTTCTACTTTGTGTAGTGGAAACTTTTTGACTTTGCTGAGTGTTAAACTACCCCAATCACAAAAGGTACACTGGTACGGGCAACCACGATTTGTTTCCAGCACCATGTTCCACATGGCATCAGGGTTGGCTTTTATCAGGGGATCAAACACTCCAGTTAAAAACGGACTGGGCACATGTGTTAGATCTTCCACACGCTTTTTAGGCCAAAATGTTTCAGGCGGGTTGCCAGCCAAGTGATGTTTAAGCACATCAAGAAATACCAGTTCCCCTTCACCGCCAATTATGGTATCTACATATCCATATTTCAACATTCCGCTGTGTGCATTGGGACCTCCAAATACAATATGGCAAGCAGGCCATGTTTGTTTGATAAGTTCTGCCGCGGCCAGGCACCACTTCTCGTTCCACACATAACAACTAAATCCGCACACATCAGGATTGTCCATTCTAGCAACTACCTGTTCGGGAGGTTCTCTACGAAAGATAATTTCTTTTAACTCGTAATTGTCGGTGATGTCAGGGAATTGCAGGGCGTAGGACCAGATACAGCCAATGCTATATGGCAGCCAGTATGCTGGTGTACCTTTGTAGTCAATGGAGTATTGTGGTTGAAAAAAATAAATGTTTCGTTTCATTGAGCTTGTTGTTGCCAGATATTTATAGTTTTATCTAGCCCGACATCTAACTCTGTTGTTGGCTGCCAGCCAATGCGTTGATTAATAAGGTTGTATCCGCTGTTAAGTAGATATATTTCCCCAGGTCTTGCTGGTTTTTTATTCCAGTTGATGGTCCCAGACCAGCCTATCTTTTTTGCAATAATGTCAGCAAGCTCGGAAATTCTAACAGCATTGTCAGGACCAATTGTAAAAATTTCTCCATGATTCACTTGTTCAGCTTTGGCTACCAGTGTCATCCACAGATCAATCAAGTCGTCGATGAACAAAAAGTTTCTGTATGGTTCAGCGTATCCAAGATTGATCTCAGTGGGATCGTTTAACATTTGTGTTATAATTTGTTCTACAACAAAGAAATTGTTGTCAGTTCTACCATATGTATTGGTTTGTCTGATTGCACAAAATGGTAATCCTAGGCTACGATGTGCATACTCGAGATATTTTTCACAGGCATGTTTGGCCACAGCGTACGGAGCATTTGGATGCGGCTCTGTGGTCTCATCAAATACTGGTAGCTCAGTAAAAATCTTGCCGTTCTTGATTTCGTCACTGACTGGTTGCCATCCATACACTTCCATTGTACTTGCAAATAGAAAATTTACCAAGTCAGGAAGCCTCGCCGCGGCATTTACCAAGTTTATGGTTCCTAGGTAGTTGATGGTCGCAAACGGTACAGGCTCATAAAAACTTTTTTCAACTTCGGTTCTTGCCGCAAGATGAATAATCAACTGTGGATTAACTTCGGCCACCTCGGCAGAAATTTTGTCGTAGTCGGTTAGATCATTTACCAAGCAATGAACATCATGCCCATTTGATGTCAATTTTGGCAATAGGTGCTGTCCAATAAATCCACTTGATCCTGTTAGTAAAATTTTCATGTTAGTCTAGTATAGTAATTTTTCTTAAGTCTGGGTACTTGACTTCTCTTGGCCTGGGATTGGTTTCTTTTAATTTTTTCAACAATGCCAGTCCTTGCTCTGCTTCTTCGATGGTGGGTTTGTAATGATATCCAACATGGAATACTTGTTGTGTTTCCCAAGGACTTATTGACAAGTCTCTGCCATCATAGCGTTGACGTAGTATTGTTTCGTAGGCTTGTTTATCGTCTAGTAATATAGCACCACCACGTCCAATCTGCAATGGTTTGCCATGCCCAAAACTCAAACATTGCATTGTACCATCGCGGTACATGTTTGATTCAAGACGTCGTGCACTATCCCATATGCGAGTATCCAAAAACGGATACTCGCCGACCCAGTGATCTCTATCTGAATATGTGTATTTGATGTCTAGCTTGTGCATGATCATGGGAATGCTCAAGTAAGTGAATGGCGTAAACGAACATGACTTTACTTGATCATATCTCAAGCACAATTCAATTGCATGTGTACAGCAATCAGTCATGATGGCATATGGTGCCCCTGTGAATTCTGCTAACTGTGTTTCAAACTCTAAAATTTTATCGAACATTATACCAATTCCATGCATGTTGTACAATGTCATATATGGAATAAAGCGGAGCCCAGTCGGCAACCTGTTGAAATTTCGTTGAATCAGCGGTTAGAAAATCTGGATCTCCTGCTCGCCTTGGACCAAAAGTTACTGGAATTTCGGCTCCTGTGACTTGTCTAGCGACCTTAATGACATCTAGATTACTTATACCACTTCCAGACCCTAGGTTATAAGTTCCTGCTGGAATTTTTGAGTTGATGGCAAGAATATGGCTATCAGCAATATCTTCTACATGAATATAGTCTCTAATACAAGTTCCATCAGGAGTTGAATAGTCATTGCCATTGCATACAAATTGTGTGTTGTTTTTAACACTTTCTAATACTCTGGCAATGATGTGTGTTGCTTCAGCTTCTTGTCCATGTCTGCCCAGTGCATCTGCACCACATGCATTGAAATATCTAAAAGTTACATAATCAAGACCGTATGCACGATGGTAACTTTCTAGCATCCATTCAACAAACAACTTACTTTCGCCGTATGGGCTGATGGGCTGGCACGGATCAACTTCGTTGCATGGGGGCATAATAGGAATACCATATGTTGCCGCACTGGAACTAAAGATAAATCGAGTTTTAGGAATTGCTTGAGTGATAAAGTTAAGCAAGTGTAATGTCTTGCTAACATTGTTATTATAATAGTCCGATGGATATTTAACACTAGGTCCTACTAAACTTGTGCCAGCACAATGTATAATAGCATCGGGTCGTGCATCCAATAACTCTCTGTATGATTGATCGCTGTCAAAATCTGCCTGGACAAATTTATCAAGCAACCCCATTTGATGCTTTTGTAATGGTCGACGATCG